ATCAAGCAGGCATGAAGCATGGATGGAATTGCGCCGTATCTGGTGACAGGGATGCCTACGATACTGCCATTTCGTCGGAACATATCGCAGAGCTGCGGCGCGTAAATGAGGCCCGCGATGCCTGCTTTGCAGGCTGCCCCGAATGTGAACCGGAAGGCGATGCCCCTGAATTTTTCAGGATGATTGATGATCTCGACGATGAGGGACTTTTCGATGAAGGATGATGAACTGATTGCGGCGCTGTGGAAGCACGTATTTTATGGCGACCAGAGGTTGCTCAACTTCAAGCGACACTCGCCGCTTGCGATGGAAGTAGCCGACTACATCGAAGCACTCACCGCCGAGGTTGAGCGGCTCAAGAAATCAGGCGCGGCAATACTCGCCGAAAAGCACAGGGAGCAAGCCGAAGCGAAGTTGTGGTTTGGTGAATTCCAACATCTTCGCGCCGAAGTTGAGCGTAAGGATGCTGCTTTGCAGGCGTATCTCGACGCCTTTGATAAGGGAACTGGAACGGTTTATGTCGAGCCGATAATTCGCGCAGCACTACAGCCACAGGAGAAGGTGGGATGAAACTATCCGAACGTATCTCCTCTGGCGATATAAGTCAGGAAGTCGTTGAGGCTGTTGCTGTGGCTTTGGGGTGGGGCCTCTTACAGACTTACCATGCTACAGACATTTGGATAAAAGAGGATGGCAGCGCGTTTGGTGACAAAGACTGCCCCAACTACCTCACAGACATAAGGCTAACGCTCGATGAGATTGAGCGGAGGGGGTGGCTTTCGTCCCACGAAATGTATCGTGTCGGGTGTGATTTCACAGTCTATGACTGTCAAACACTCTGCGAAGCAGTTAGTCGCCATGCCGACCGCAACCTAACCCTAGCCGCCATAACCGCGCTGCTTCGGGCGCTTGGAGAGTAGGGATGGAGCCGAAAGACCTATACGGCTTGCTGGCGTTGCTCGGTATGATGCATTGCCTACTTAGTTTCTTAATACACGTAGGGACTAACGGCGACCTTTCTTTTGGTGAAGCGTTCTGGTGGCCGCTGCTGATAGCGAAAGCTATTCTGAAAGGACTTTACGTTGTGATGTTCACCGGATGGAAGGAAACCCCATGACCGACAGACTGATAAGCCTTAATCCTCCCATTGACACCACCTAAAATCCCGCCTATACCAACCACCCGACCGGCGAAAGCCATCACCTGAAAAGGAAGCCCAAATGACTGACAAGTTCGCACCTACCCCCGACCAACAAGAAGCTCTATCCCTCATGACCTCTTGGCTGCAAAGTGGCTACAGTATTCTCGAAGCTACAGCTTCCTCGAAACTTCCCAATAAAATACATTGCCCTAATGGGAAGTTTCGAGGTGATGACCCCTTCTTCCTCCTCAAAGGCTACGCCGGAACCGGCAAGACCTTCTGCATACAGGAGCTTGTAAATGCCGGAACATTCAAACCCTCCGAAATCTGTTTCACGGCCCCTACGAACAAAGCCGTTAAAGTTCTGCGAAACTATCTCGACGAAGCTTCCTTGCATTCGTGCGCCACAAAGACCATCTACTCACTGCTTGGACTGTCCCTTCAAGCCAATGGGGAAGTAAAGGAACTCCAGAAACCCGAAGAGCCTGTCGACCTCTCCAGCTATAAAGTCATCGTCGTCGACGAAGGTTCTATGGTCAACCGCTTCCTCATGGACGCTATCCGCGATGCTTTCGATGTTTGGAAAGTCCCTTTCATCTTCATGGGTGATCCGGCGCAGCTACCTCCAGTCGGGGAAATCACCTCCCCTATTTGGAAGATCGAAAACAGCTACACACTGACCAAAGTCCTACGTTACGGCAATTCTATGCTGGATCTTGCTACCGAGATCCGTAACGTCGTGGATAACCCCTTCCCCTCAATCAAGATCGAAACCAATCCTCCTGTCCATCGCGTCGGTAAAGCTGATTGGTTCAACGAGATCGAGTCCAACATCGAACTCTTCAAATCTGACCAAGCGAAGATCATCTCTTGGCGGAATGTCAAAGTCGACGAATACAACAACTATGTGCGAGGTTTGATCTTCGGCAGGGCGGAAGCCAAAGCTACCTTCTGGCTACCGACTGATAAAATCGTAGCGACTTCCCGCTGCTCTGATCTCGACAACAACGTCATCCTTCAAACCGACGAGACCGCGGAAATTCTCGAAGTCGCCGAGGGCAATCACCCTATGCACAGGGAGTTTGAGATCTTCAACATCCTCGCCCTTGATGAGCGTGAACGCAAAATCACTCTCCGAGTCCTAACCCCTTCCGGAGCCTTCCGCTTATCCAACCGCCTGAACGAGCTTTCAATGGAAGCCAAATCTGGCAAGCGCTACAAGTGGCGGGAGTTCTGGGAATTGAAAGAAGCCTTCCACGAGATCCGACATTCCTATGCAATCACCTCCCACCGATCACAGGGTTCGTCCTACTTAAAAGTCTTCGTCGATCTCGAAGACCTAATGCTGAACAGGAATAAAGCCGAGGCATTCCGTTCCCTCTACGTAAGTTGCACCCGCCAGCGGGAAGAGTTGTGGATCACTTAACATTCCAATTGACTAATTCCCGCATCAATTATACTATTAAAACCCGCACCAGAAAAGGCACACTTTATGACCGTATCACTTGAAATGCAGCAAAAGGTCGCTGACTGGCGAAGTCGCGCACGGGAAGGCACTCTCACCATCGACGAGATGAAGGAAGCAATCACCTTCCTCCGCGCGGAACGCCAAGCTATGCCACCGGCTAAATCCCGCACGGCGAAGCCGAAAGTCAATGCTGACGATCTGCTAGGTGAGTTGGGGCTATGATACTTGAAGGCCCGAAGGGAGAACTCTTCAACCTAACTGATCGAACCTCCCGCGCAAACCTCATCCACCTAATCAACGCCTACGAAAGCGACCAATCATGCATAACGAAATCATCCCCTTTCCTCACGCAATCGACTCCACAACCCTCGCTTCATTCCGAAGCTGCCCAAACAAAGCTTTCCGAACCTATTTCCAGCACTTCAAGCCCCTCGGTGAGTCAGTCCATCTTGTGGCTGGAAAGGCATTTGCAGAAGGTATCGAACACGCGCGACGTGCTTTCTACGAGCAAAAATTATCTCCTGAAGATTCAGTTGCGGCGGGACTTCGAGCACTTGTCCAAAGCTATGGCGACTTTCAATGCCCACCGGAATCAGCAAAATCTCTTGAGCGCACAGCTGGCGCACTCGAATTTTATTTCGAATCTTACCCTCTTGGAGTTGATGCAGCCATCCCTCTCCAATTCCCTGATGGAAGGAGCGGAATTGAATTTTCATTTGCGCAACCTCTACCAATCCCTCACCCTATAACCGGCGACCCGATACTCTACACCGGACGGGCTGATATGATTGCTGAGTTCGCTGGCGGAGTTTATATCTACGACGAAAAGACAACTTCCCAACTCGGCGCCTCATGGGGCAAGCAGTGGGAAATGAGGAGCCAGTTCACTGGTTATTGCTGGGCTGCAAGGGAATACGGCTACAACCCTTCCGGCGTTATCGTTCGCGGGGTTTCTATTCTCAAGACCAAATACGACACTCTCGAATGCCCGACTTATCGTTCCGACTACGAGATCGACCGCTGGCTCGAGCAAACCTGCCGCGACATCGAACGCATGATGTATGCTTGGAAGTCCGGCTATTGGGACTACAACCTCGATCACTCCTGTGCGGAATATGGCGGGTGCAGTCTTCTCCAAGTCTGCAAGTCCCCTAACCCTGAACAGTGGCTTGAAACCTATTTCGAGCGTCGAGTCTGGGACCCTCTCGCCCGCGCTGAAGTAACATGGCCAGAGTATCTGGAAAGTCGGAAAGATGATATTGAACTAACCCGTAAGTATTTAACAGGAGAAGCCCAATGATACTTAAGACAATTAAAACCGTAGCCGAAACTGGAATGCTTGGTATAGAATTTGTAACTACAGATAAAGCTATAACTGAGGTAATTATCGGTAGTCTCCACATCCGTAAAGGTGAGAATTATTCAAAGGGTCTGGAAGTTCTTATCGAAGCTCCTTATGAGAAGGAAGAACGCTATCGACTCACCGGAACAATTCTTGGCTTTCCGCCAGCTGTTAGCTACCACGACACCAAGTATGAAGCCGAGTCAGCTGGCGCCAAACTCGAAGATGCTGGTGCCAAGTGGTCAGTTGAGCTTGTCGACGTTATGATCGACGAGGAAGGTAAAATTGTTTCCGAGGAACTTCTCGGCACCCTTTCGAAGCCTTCAACTGTCGACAACATCCCCTTCTAATGACCAACATAACCGCCCTCTACTTCCACGAGGACGACTACCTCGGTTATTCGACACTCCCCCTTTCGTGTCGCTATAACCGATCGCAGTCATTCTTATGTGAGTCCTGTGGGCGTGTGTATGGATCTCTCGTCATCACTGTTGATGGTAAGAAAAATCCATACTCCTCATGGGGAGGCCTGTGCAAGGATTGCTCACCCGTCGGCGAATTGTGGGCTGGCTCCTTTGCCCATTCAATTCCGGGAGGCTTCCCCTTTTTCTTTCAATACCACAATCCGCCTCTAGGCGCTGTCAAGTGCCAACTCGAAATGGAACTCAATTGCTATGACTTCAGAACCAATCAAGCTAACCCCACCATTCACCTTGCCGGGAGTCAACATCCTTCTAATGGGGCCATCGGGCACCGGCAAAACTCACTCCATCGGCACGTTGGTTGACCTCGGTGTTGAAGTTTTCTATCTCGCTTTGGAGTCTGGGTTTGAATCCTTGGCTGGATATTGGACCGACAGAGGCCTTGCAATTCCGTCTAATCTACACTGGCACCGGCTCGAAGCACCTACTGCTGGTTTTGATCAGCTCATCGCCAACGCCAAGAACATCAACACCTTGAACCTCGAGGCTCTGGCGAAAATGCCAGATCCGAACAAGTCCAAGCACAACCAATTCATCAAGTTACTGGAAGCCCTCAACAACTTCCCCGACGATAGGACTGGAGAAAAGTATGGACCCGTCAACGAGTGGGATGCTAGTCGATTCCTTGTTATCGACGGCGCTACTGGTATCTCTGATTGCGCCATGTCGCTTGTTGTGGGAGGCAAGGCCGTTCGGAACCAAAGCGACTGGGGCATCGCCCAAGACCAAGTCCTCAAAATTATCCGTATGCTCTGCGATAATTGCCGTTGCCATTTTGTCCTACTCGCTCATGTGGAGCGTGAAACTGATGCTGTTCTCGGTGGAGTGAAGTTAATGGTTTCGACGCTAGGTAAGGCTTTGGCTCCAAAGTTCCCTGCCATGTTCTCCGATGCGATACTCACAACCCGATCGGGGGAGAAGTGGTATTGGGACACGGCAAGTCCGATGGCGGACGTCAAGACGAGGAACTTACCTATCAAATCCGACATTCCGCAGGATTTTCGCCTGATCGTAACGAAGTGGCTTAAGCGCAACTCGCCCGATCAGGCAACGAAATAACCCCTCGCAGGGGGCCGAGTGGTTATACCAACCTTGTCCCCATTTTTCGCAACTGTAACTGAAAGACACACACTTTATGTCATTTGATCCTAACACATTCTTGAACCAAACTTTCGAAGAAGCCAACGACACCAAAATCACTCCCTGCCCTGTCGGCGAATACCTCGCAGTAGCCGACAAGGTCGAAGTCAAGCAATGGGCATCACGCGATGGCTCGTCGTCCGGCCTGAAGGTTGAAATCCTTTGGGATATCCAAGACGATAATGTCAAAGCACTGCTCGGCCGTGACTCGGTAAAAGTCCCACAGCAACAAATGCTGGATCTTACCGAAACCGGCCAACTCGACTTTGGCAAGGGCAAAAACGTCGGCCTCGGTCGTATTCGCGAGGCCCTGGACCTCAACACTCCGGGTGAGCCGTTCGCCTTTGGCATGATCCAAGGCCGCATGGCTAACGTCAAAGTCTCTCACCGGATCAACGGTGAGGACATTTATCACGAAGTCAAAGCGCTGACCAAACCGGCGTAAACTTCACTAAGCCCATCCTAGGCGGGGGAGTAGTAATTCCCCCGCCACTTTTGCAAGAAAGCGAGTCATGCCGCACTCTATCCATATTGACAAAATCATCATCTCCGACAACCGGCAGCGGCAAGAGTTTGAGGCTGAGTCGCTGGTTGACCTAGCTAATTCCATTGCGGCCATAGGGCTATTGCACGCCCCTGTCATGCGAGAAACGGACTCCGGCCTAGTCCTAGTCGCCGGTGAACGCCGATTGCGCGCTATGGGCGATTTATGGGCAATGGGGGATGGCATACGACACAATGGGGTTGACTATCCGCCATACCACGCGCCTTACGTCACTCTTGGCGAACTAGACGAAATCGCGGCAGAAGAAGCTGAGCTCGACGAAAATCTCAAGCGTCGCGATCTTACATGGCAGGAACGATCGGCAGCAATCGCGAGGCTTCATGCCTTGCGCATCAAACAGGCTGAAGCTATTGGCTCCACCCACACCATCGCAGACACGGCAAAGGAACTGCGACCGGAGTTTGAAGGCAAAGCCTCCAACGAGTTTGGCGACTTCCATGCCAAAGTCCGCACCGACGTTATCCTCGCAGATCACCTTGAAAACCCTGCTGTGCAGAAAGCAAAGACCGCAAAGGATGCTTTGAAAATCTTGAAAAAGCAAGAGGACCAGCGGAAGAATGCCGAGCTTGCTGAGCGCATCGGGCGGAACTTCAATTCCTCCGTCCACAAGCTCCATCACACCGATTGCATCGAGTGGCTCAAATCTTGCCCTGATAACACCTTCGATGTAATCTGCACCGACCCGCCTTATGGTATGGGGGCTGAAAGCTTCGGGGATGGAGCGGGGACAATGGGTAATGCCGAGCATCATTACGACGATACCAAGTCAACATGGCAGACTTTGATGATCGACCTCTGCCCATTGCTTTATCGGGTGTCGAAATCACAAGCCCATCTTTACATGTTCTGCGATATCGACAACTTCCATGAGTTAAAATCCCTCCTTCAAAAAGCCGGTTGGTATGTATTCCGCACACCGCTTATCAACTATAAACCCCGTAGCGGGCGCATCCCACTCCCTGAGCATGGTCCGAAGCGTCAGTGGGAGATGTGCATTTACGCTATTAAAGGCCGTAAACCAGTCACCGGAGTTTACTCCGATGTTATCCCTACGGTATTGGAAGAAAACCTCACACACGGGGCACAGAAACCTGTTGAACTCTATGTCGATCTGCTCAAACGATCAGTAAGGCCGGGTGACGTTGTCCTTGACGCCTTTGCCGGAACAGGCACTATCTTCCCCGCTGCTCATCAACTCAAGTGCAAGGCTGTAGGTCTGGAGCAATCTGCCGAATACTATGGTATAGCGGTGCAAAGACTAAATGCCTTGGATGAAGCCCCTGAACTTTTGAGCCTGACATGATCCAACCATCCGGCCCGAGCAATGCTCGGATAATGATCGTGCAAGGTGCTCCGTCATGGGAGGACTTGCGAGTCGCACAACCATTTTCAGGTTCAGGAGGTCGTGAATTAGGCAAGATGCTGGCAGAAGCTGGCACGAATAAAATGCAGTGCTTTTTAACCTCTTTCATCCGAGGGCAGGTTAGGTCGAACTCTGTTTCCACTCAAGTAGCGCAGAAAAAGGCAGAGGTTACTCCGGACCATTACCCCTTCCGCGAAAAGATGGTTACGCGGGATTATCTCTACGCAGTTGATTCCCTTAACAAAGACATCGACCTCATTCAGCCTCGCGTAATCGTCGTATTCGACAACGAAACTCTCTACGCCCTAACCGGCAAGTGGGGGATTAAGTCATGGCGATCATCCGTCCTCGAATACACTACACCTTCTGGCCACACTTGCGTAGTCATGGCGACCTACTCCCCATCCTACGTGCAAGCTGTTTGGAAAGAGCGTTCTGTCGTAGTCAACGACTTTCGGAAGATTGTTTCAATCTCGCAATTGGATAGTCTGCCAAAGCCGCCTGACTATAACTTCATCGTCCGCCCCTCCTTCGGCGTCGCGGCGAAAACCCTGCAAATGCTTCTAGCCAAGGTTTCCGCCGGGCCTACCAAGCTATCCGTCGATATCGAGACACGCGGCGGGCATACAGCTTGCACCGGCATCGCATGGTCAACCACCGAGGCAATCTGCATCCCTCACATTGTAGTCGAGTCTAAACTCCACTACTGGCTGGACGAGGAAGAAGCTTTCCTCATGCACTTGATGTATAAGCTCCTCACCCACCCCAATGCCATTGTTATCGGCCAAAACTTCATCTACGACGCACAATACTTCTATCGCCACTTCCATTTCATCCCCCGCCTTGTCCGCGATACCATGATCGCGCAACACTCCATGTTCTCCAACCAACCCAAGGGTCTGGACTTCCTCGCCTCCATCCACTGCGAACACCACGTTTACTGGAAAGACGAGTCCAAGAATTGGGATCCAAAGCTCGGTGAAGATCAACTCTGGACCTACAACTGCAAGGACTGCTGCATCACCTATGAAGTCGATGACTCCCAACAAGCCGCGATTGAGAAGTTCCTGCCCACATGGCCGGAGCTACGCGAAGTCCATGACTTCCAGCAATCTCTATTCTATCCCGTCCTCCAAACTATGATTACAGGCTTGCGGGTAGACAACTCCTCCAAATCCGAACTATCTCACAAACTCGCAGATGCCATTGCCAAAGCCAATTCAGAGCTCGAATATATCATCGGCTATCCGATCAATATCCGCTCTCCCCCTCAGATGCAGGATTTATTCTATCGCCAACTTAACCAAACCCCTATCAAAAAACGCGGAGGCGGAATAACCACCGATGACCAAGCACTTACCAAACTCGGAACACGTGAACCACTACTCCTTCCCATCACCAAGCGCATATCGGACCTACGTTCTCTCAATGTTTTCAGATCCACTTTTCTCGAAGCGCCAGTCGATATCGACGACCGTATGCGATGCAGCTTCAACATCGCCGGAACCGATACCTACCGCTTCTCCTCTTCGGAGAACGCCTTCGGCTCAGGAATGAACCTCCAAAACGTCCCATCTGGAGACTCCGATCTCCCCAACATCCGCGAGCTTTTCCTCGCCGACGAAGGTATGGAGTTCTTCGATATCGACCTTGACTCCGCTGACCTGCGTATAGTAGTTTGGGAGTCTGGCTGCGTCGAGATGAAACAGAT